TAGCTTATGTAGCAAGTGCCTCAGCTGCCGTTTATGCAGCTTCTCTTGGCTTTGCTCGTAACTTGGTAGTCACACCTGACCAATGGGCAAACATTATGGGATACAACGACGCAGGTCGTCCAATCTACACAGCTTCACAGCCACAAAACGCTGCTGGTGCTGTAAGCCCAACAAGCCTACGCGGAAACGTATTAGGGTTGGATCTGTATGTAGATCGTAACTTTACAGGCTCAGGCGGTGTTGGTACTGCTGACTATTCAATGGTCGTAGTAAACCCAGACGCTTACACCTGGTACGAATCTCCACGTATTCGCCTACAAACCAACGTTGCCCTAAATGGTCAGATCGAGGTTTCATACTACGGATATGGCGCACTAGCAACCAAGATCGCTGCTGGCGCAAACTGGTTCAACCTAACCTGATAAGTAACACAAACTAGATCGAGGGGTGGGCGTGTTCTCCCGAGCGCTCACCTCTCATTAAAGGAGTAGATATGCCGTCAATAATCACAGCCACACAGCTGCGATCTGTTCTTGGCGTATCCTCATCACTTTACAACGACGCATATTTAGATCAAATAATTGATACAGCCGAGGCAGTTATTCTGCCTATGCTAGAAAAATATGCTTCCCCAATCGGGAGTACTAAACTTTTAGATAACAAAGCAATCTTTACTACTGTTGGCGAAAACCTATTTAGTGCTGGTCAATCGGTAGTTATTACAGGTTGTGGCTCACCTTACAATGGCACTCGCACGATCTTAGATGATGATAATTTAGGCGAGTATTCGTTTGCTGCTGCGATCACAAACGCCGATATTAACGAAGCAAACGTAATCCCAAGTGGTCTAGCCACCCTATCGGGAGCTTCTACTTATGTAGGCAACGACGCAATAGAGTCCGCAGTTTATGTCGTAAGCACCGAGGTATTCCAATCACGCACCGCAGCTGGTGGTCAGATCGAGGGCGTGGACTTTGCACCAACACCGTTTCGTATGGGTAGAAGTCTTGTCAATCGTGTCCAGGCTCTACTAGCGCCGTTCATTGATGTCGAGACATTATGCCAATAAGCACTACTCGCACAGCCCTAGAGACTGCCCTAAGCGGTATTCCAGCCAATGTTTACAATTCTGTACCTGAGTCGGTAATACCACCTGCAATAGTTATTGTGCCTGACAGCCCATACATTGAGTTCGAGACAATAAGCAAAGCTACAATCAGGTGCAAATTAAACTTTACTATTACCGTTGCAGTTAGTTATTACAGCAACGAAGCAGCGCTAGATAACCTAGAGACGTTGCTACTTTTAGTCTTAGCAGCTCTGCCTGCTAATTATGTAGTTGGGGCAGTAGATCGCCCGTCAATTACGCAAGTCGGTGCGAGTGACTTACTCGTAGCTGATTTTAATGTATCAACCTACTACACAAACTAGGAAGCAATATGGCAACAACAGTAATAACAGGCAGAGACATCACTCTATCTTTTACAGGTGGTACTGATATTGAAGCACAAGCAACAAGCGCAGTATTGACCAAAGTTAATGAGCGTCAATCATACGAAACACTAGACGGAACAGCTTACAAAACTACTAACACTACTGGTACTTTCGTACTTGAGATGTTGGCAGACTGGGGCAAAACTAGCTCAGTATGTGAAGCTCTTTACTCAGTAGCAGAATCCGCACCTGACACACCAATATCAGTAACTATGACAACAGCCACAGGCGCTTCGTTTGTCTTTGGCATATTCCCAGAGTTTGCTTCTGCTGGCGGTTCAGGCGTAGACGCACAGACAGTTACTTACAACTTCACAGTAGACCGTGGAATTGTTACAGAGACCTTTAGCTAAATAAATACAATCGGGAGAACACAATGAAACTAAATATCAAGATAACTACAAACGCAGGTGACCAGGCTACTTACACAGCCCAACCGCCTGAGTGGCGCAAGTGGGAATTAGAAACTGGTCAAAAGATCAGCAAAGATCCTTCACTAGGTATTAGCGATCTTATGTTTTTGGCTTATCACGCTATGAAGCGCGAAAATCCAAACAAGGCACAGATCAGCCTGGATAACTGGTGTAACTTGGTTGCAGATATTGAGATAGAGGAAACAGCGATAAACCCCACCCAAGCGGTAGCCTCAGCCGACTAATAGTCGAACTAGCTATCGCAACACAGATCCCTATGCAGTATTGGGATACAGCTGAGGATATTGCAACGGCACTAGAGATACTTAAGGAGCGTAATGGCAGACGTTAAAGTCGAGTATGACAAAGCCGACCTACGCCAAATCCTTAAATCCTTCAAGGCTATGGACGAGGAAGCAGTAGAGCAATCTAAGAAGTTATCTGCTGAGTTGGCTGAGTATGCTGCTGATCAAATTAAGTCTGCTGCTAGACGTAATAACAAATACCCTAAAGGATCTATCAAAGTTGCTGAGGGTGTTCGTATTGCTAAGTCCAGCAAGATCGGTGAGTTTAAGTATGGTTTTGCTAGTCAAAAGTTAAGTGGTGGTGGTAATACTACCGACATACTTTATGGTTTAGAGTTTGGATCTAGGCGTTACAAACAATTCCCTGGCAGATCGCCAAACAGAGGTCGTGGTAATGCTGGCTACTTTATCTACTCAACGTTAAGAAAAGAACAGCCTGAACTTATTAACAAGTGGGAAAAGGGCTTCAAACAGATTACGGATAAATACTAATGGCTGGCAATCGTACTCTTAAACTATCTATCCTTGCTGATACAGCAGATTTAGTTAAAGGCTTAAAGACAGCCGAAAATGAAACCCAATCTAGTAGCGGTCGTATTGGTAATGCCTTTGCAGCGGTTGGTAAAGCAGCTGCCGTAGCTGGTGCTGCCGTTGCAGCCTATGGCGTTAAATTAGCAGTAGACGGCGTTAAGGCTGCTATTGAGGACGAACAAGCCCAGGTTAAACTAGCCGGATCTTTACAGCGTGTTACTAAAGCTACTGATGATCAGATCGCAGCAGTTGAAAAGCAAATAACCGTTACTGCACTTGCGACAGGCGTTGCAGATGATGAACTACGCCCTGCGTTAGATCGCTTAACTAGATCTACTAAGAACATTGAGCAATCTCAAAAACTATTAAACTTAGCCCTAGACATTAGCCGAGGTAGCGGCAAGAGTTTGGAATCTGTTACTAATGCTTTATCTAAATCCTTTGAGGGTCAGAATACAGCTTTAGGTAAATTAGGTGTAGGTATCTCAGCTGCTCAGTTAAAGACTATGGACTTTGACGACATAACTAAGCAACTAGCTAATACCTTTGAGGGTGCTGCTGCTGACGCTGCTGAAACCTTTGCAGGCAAAACAGCCAGGTTACAGGTTGCCTTTGATGAAGCTAAAGAATCTGTAGGCGCTGCCCTGCTACCAATCTTGACTCGCCTGTTTGACTTTATCAACGAGTTTTTAGTACCAATCTTTGATCGTTTTCAAAACGATACGTCAGGCTTAGCCAAAACAATTAAAGACTTCTTAACACCTGTTCTAAATACTTTACGATCTGCTTATGAAAAGATCAGCACAGCAGTTAAAGAAAACGCTGACGAATATCGTCCATTAATTGACCTGCTTAAATCTTTGGCTAACTTTGTTAAGGGCACAGTTGCACCGATATTGGTTGATGTATTAGGTGCAGCCTTTAGGGGCATAGTAAATACAGTCACCTTCTTAATTGACAAGATAGGCGATCTAATCCAATTGTTTGCTAGATTAGGTACTGCCATTAAGAACTCACCATTAGGTAAACTAGGTGCTGGTATTGCCGATCTATTCTCAGGTGGTAGTAAAGCAGGATTAAGCATAAACACCTTAGAAGGTGGATCTGCTCGCGGTGGCTTAATATCTCAATCTTTTACGGATCAGTTAGCAGAATCTTTAGCAGCTCCCGTTGCAGGTGTCTTATCACCAATTACAGAGGAGTTTAAGCGTAATGTCATTGGTCTAGTACCTGGCAATCCTAACGGCGTAAACAATGCTTGGATAGAATCTCTTAAAGACTCAGTAGGCTTCTTGATGGGTCGAGAAGGTGGGTTTGGTCTTTACAATGCTCAGGGTCAATTAACAGGCGGTAACAATCCTGGCAATATCCGCAACATACCTGGATCTGTAACTATCAACGTTAATGCTCCTAGCGTCATTGACGAGGAAGGCTTTGCTAGGGCAGTTGGTCAAGCTCTTAGCAATTCATCAGCTAGAGCAGGCACAGTAGAAATTACCCCTCAGTTTTCGGCGGTCTAATGCCAGCGTACACACCTAATCCAGCCGTACTAATTGACGGAGTAACTTACACAGGCGACACGCTTAATGGCGTAAGCATTACAACTGGACGAACAAGTGTTGATGAACAGCCACGCGCAGGATATTGCACGATTACTTTAATTACGTTTGACAATGATATTCCCGTAGTTGAGATAGATCACTCAGTACAGGTAGAAATAGATGATACGACTGGCACGCCTGTAATTATCTTTGCGGGCTTTGTTTCAGATGTAGAGCGCAGTATTCAGTCTTATGGATCAGTAGGCTTTGCTACTACTACACGCATTACAGGTGTTGGATCACTTGCTAGATTAAATAGGCGTTTGGTTGGGTCTACAGGCTTTGCCAAAGAGTTTGACGGTACTCGTATTCTAAACATAATTAGCGAAGCCACAGCTGAGCGTTGGCAAGATACTCCAGCAGCAGTTACTTGGGCTGCCGTTGATCCTGCACTTACCTGGAACACTTACAATCCTTATTTAGGCAACATAGATACGCCTGGAGATTATGAAATAGTTGCATATTCTGACGGCGCTACTAATGCCTTTAATCTTGCTGGGTTAGTTGCTAATAGTGCTAGGGGCATACTTTATGAAGGCCGTGACGGTAGGCTTAATTACGACGACGCAAGCCACCGAGTTAATGAAGTTAGCACTAATGGATTTACTACTATTCCTACTAACGTAATACTGGCAAGTAACTTATCCACAGTTGAGCGTATGTCTGACCTTGCCAATGACATAACAGTTATTTACAAAAACGGACAAAGTGAGTCAGATACTAATGCTGGTTCAATAAGCGAGTATGGGGAATTAGCCGTATCTATTACTACTTTGCTAGAACAAGAGTCAGCTGCTTTAGCCGTGCTTGATCTTTATTTAACTACCCGAGGTTACCCTCGCAGATCTTTAAGCAGTATCACAATACCTTTACAGCTTGACTCTATGACCAATATCTTGCGTGATGATTTAATTGAAGTTTACAACGGTATGCCGTTGGAGATTAACCCACCTGACACAATTTACGAGAATAACTTTGCTGGGTTTGTTGAAGGCATAACTTGGACAATAAACCAAAAAGAAGTATTTTTAACGCTTTATCTGACAGAATACGCACTAAGCGTACTAGCACAGAATTGGAGCCAGGTTTCACCTTTAGAGGCTTGGAATACGGTTTCAGGTACACTAGACTGGGCAGAAGCCCAAGTCGTAGCATAAGGAGCAATAATGGCAACAACACCTAACTACAGCTGGGTAATGCCTGATCCTACCGACTTGGTTACGGATCTACCAGCTGACTTTGAGATCTTTGGTGACGCAGTAGATTCGTCAGTATTCGAGATAGAAACGCAAGTAGAACTAAACAATCAAACAGGAACTACTTACACTTTAGTAAGTGCTGATCGTGGCAAGTTAGTATCGTTTACAAATGCAAGCGCAATTACTTTAACAATACCTACCAACTCTACAACAGCCTTTCCAACTGGAACACGCATAGATATTATTCAAACTGGCGCAGGACAAGTAACAGTAGGTGGCGCAGGAGTAACAATTAACAGTAAAGACAGCAACAAGAAATTATCTGAATCGGGTTCAGCAGCTTCTTTGATTAAGTTTGCTACTGATACTTGGTGGTTAGTTGGGGATTTAAGTGCTTAGATTTATTGGTTTTAATGCACAAGGAGTCGTCCAAAATCCAGTCGTAGATTATTTAGTCGTAGCAGGTGGTGGGGGTTCAGGCGGCGGCGGAAATAATGTTGGGGCTTTTGGCGGTGGTGGCGGTGCAGGCGGTTATCGAAACTTTACTGCACAAACTTTAATCCTTGGGGTTGCTTACACCGTAACAGTTGGTGCTGGTGGAAGTGGCGGTGCATTACAGACAGCAGGAACAAAAGGCTCTAACTCAGTATTTGCAACTTCAACTTCTACTGGTGGCGGATTTGGCGGTGGTGGAGCAAGTTCACCTACCGCTGGCGGTAATGGTGGTTCAGGTGGTGGCGGTGGTGGCGACGCTCAAGGCACTCCTGGAGCTGCTTCTGGTACAGGAAATGAAGGCAGTTATTCCCCAAGTGAAGGTAATAGTGGTGCCATTGGAACATCAGGATTTGGCAGTGGTGGTGGCGGATCTGGTGGCACCCCAACTGGGGCAGAAAATAATGTTGGTGGTGTCGGAACTGCTAACTCAATAACTGGCACAAGTGTTACTTATGCTGTTGGTGGCACTAGTTCTAATGGAGCTGCAACAAACGGAACGGCAAACCGAGGAAATGGCGCTAAAGGCGGTGGCGAAAACTTTACAGGCGGCTCAGGCGGTTCAGGTGTAGTGATTTTAAAGTTTCCTGACACTTACAATGTCACATTAACTGGTGGCATAACTCAAACAAATACAAGCTCAGGCGGTTACAAGATTTACACAATAACTGCTGCTGGTGTATCGGATACGGTGACTTTCTCATAATGGCACATTACGCATATTTAGACAAAAATAACATAGTAGTAGCAGTTACAGTTGGTAAAGATGAAACTGAACTTATTGACGGTTTAGATACCGAGACTTATTATGCACTTAATACGCCTTACACAGTTAAACGCACTTCGTACAATGCCAACATACGCAAAAATTATGCTGGCATAGGGTTTACTTATGATGAAAGTTTAGATGCTTTTATTCCTGTTAAACCTTTCAATTCTTGGCTTCTTAATACTGACACTTGTCAATGGGAAACACCAATTCCAAAACCAAATGACGGTGAAAAATATGATTGGAACGAATCTACTTTAAGTTGGGATCTTTATGTATCCACTACCTAACTACAAGATCAGCACACCATACAAGCGCAAAGGCGAACTATGGAAACTGGGCTATCACACAGGAGTAGATTTTAAGGCTGCAACTGGCACACCCGTAGTGGCAGCTCAGGCTGGTCGGGTATTGGAAGTAAGTCAGCGCGTGTCTTGGGGCGAGTCTTATGGCTCAGCCATAGTAGTTATGCACAAAGATATGACTAGGGCGATCTATGCACACCTAAGCAAGACCTTGGTACAAAAGGACGCTCAGATTAAAATGGGACAACTAATTGGCAAGGTTGGCAATACTGGGAATAGTACAGGTAGCCACTTACACTTTGAGGTCAGATCAGGTAATAACAAAGACGGGTCAGGGTACAAGTATGGAGACGACATTGACCCAACACCTTACCTGGCTGATGATGAAGTAACCCTCGGGCTAGAGCGAATAGGTAAGGTAACTAATGCAAAAGGCGGAAAGTCCACAAAAGCAAATCGACAAGCTGCTGGCACAGATAGCCAACCTAGCGTGTGATGTACCTGCCGTAGCCACTAGCTACGTTTTAGTAGTCGAGTATTTTACCGAAACAGGGGAGTACTTCGTAGATACTTTAAGTAGCGATGAACAGCCAGTATGGCGGTTGCAAGGCTTAATGAATTATGCAATAGAAAACCTAACCACAGATTACGAGACAGAGGACATAGAACAAGATGACGACTAAACAAAGCAAGCAATTAGCCTTAGGCGTATCTGCCTTCTTAGCTGCTTGGACAGCTGCAAACTATGAGCTGACTGCACAGGCAATTTTTGGATCTCTAGCTGCTGCCTTAACTGGGTTAATGGCACCACAGGATAAAGCAAAGCCATAATGTTTATTGACGCTAATCTAATTTTGTCGTTTGCTACGCTATTATTATCCTTAATGGCAATACTAGTTAGCATAGTTAGAAAATTGGCAAAGATAGAAGCCCAGGTACTACCCAACAGCGGATCTAGTATCAGCGACAAAGTTAATAGCATAGACAAACGTTTAGCAGTCCTAGAGGCTCAACTTAATAAATGAAGCGCATACTGATCGTATCCGATCTGCAAATCCCCTATCACGATAAGAGGGCAGTTGCTAATCTGATCGACTTCGTAAAGCGTTACAAACCTGACCAAGTAGTCACTATTGGTGATGAAATAGATATGCCCACTATCAGCCGGTGGACTGCTGGCACAGCTGGGGCTTACGCTGGCACCTTGGCTAAAGATCGTGACGACACAGTCCGCATATTGGAAGCGCTTAAAGTCACAGACGTTATTAGATCAAATCACACAGATAGATTATTCAAGACAGTTGCATTACAGGCGCCTGGGTTTTTAGGTTTGCCTGAATTAGATTTACCAAACTTCCTACGCCTACCTGAGTTGGGCATTAAATATCACCGCAAGCCTTTTGAACTGGCTCCTAATTGGGTGGCGCTGCACGGTGACGAAGGCAGCACAAACTCTACACCTGGCTTAACAGCCCTAGGATTGGCTAAGAGACACGGAAAGAGTGTGGTGTGTGGTCACACCCATAGGCTAGGGGTAACGCACGTTACAGAGGCTTCTGGGGGTGTTTTAGGGCGTATCCTAACGGGCTTTGAGGTCGGTAACTTAATGAATTTTAGTAGTGCCCATTACCTTAAGGCCGGATCAGGTAACTGGCAGCAAGGCTTTGGCATACTTTACGTTGATAACAAATTGGTAACGCCGTCAATGATTCCTGTACATAAGAACGGATCGTTTGTGGTCGAGGGCAAAGTCTACGGAAACTAAAAACCCCTAAACGAGAGAGGTGTTTAGGGGTATCGCTTAGTTTGAGACGGCTGCGACACGCCAAATCATAGTGTTTGACTGACCACCTTGCAAGTGTCGGGCATAAGTGCTTAGATCTGTCTAGGCGGTAAATCGCCGCTACTAAGAGACGGAGTAGATATGCTAGAAGCACTACAACTAGCTTTATGGCTAGTGATCTTATTTATCTGGACTGGCACTTGGTTTGCATTAGGCAAATTAAAGGGTCAGATAGAAGCTGAGAAATATCAGCAATTACTAGGCGACATAAGCCGAGAGAAGCAAGCGCACAGTAAGATTATTTATGATTGGGCTCGCTATGGGCTTTAATCTTGATAGTTACGAAACAGTTGCAGAACGCTTAGACGCAGCTCACAAAGAATACCTGAACCTTCGTGTGGTTACTTCCCTGATCCATATTGAACGCAACAAAGAAGGTATGCCAATCCAATATGTTTGCAAGGCAGAGATATGGATAGGTGATCTGCTAAAGGCAACTGGTTGGGCTGAGGAGATAGTCGGGAGCAGTCCAGTTAATCGCACAGCTGCGCTAGAAAACTGCGAAACCTCAGCAGTAGGTAGAGCTTTAGCCAATATGGGATACCAGGGCAGCGATCCAAAGAAAACACGTCCAAGCCGTACTGAAATGGCAAAAGTAGTGCATATGGTAAAGCCTGAGGTACAGGCAGTTAAAGACGCTAATCCGCTTAACTGGGGCAACGACATACCATTACCACCTGAGCCACTAGATGATCCGTTTGGCGATTGGAATACTTGGACACCATCAGATAATCCACCTGAGCCTAAAGCGGTAATCAACTCAACTAATATGCCAGCGACAGACAAACAATTAGGGTTTATTCGCAAACTATGTTCAGAGCAAGGTGTTGATCCTCATACTTACGCAAGCAATCATCTAGATTTTGAGGTAACAAGTCTTAAACAATTATCTAGAGCCAATGCTTCTCAGCTCATAGAACAATTAAAGAGTTAAAATGCCTTGGCATAATGGACAATTTAGCCCTGATCCACAAGTTGTTGCTAACGGAACAGGATTTACTCGCAAGCCAATAGATCCAATGTGTATGGAATCAAAATGCTATCAAGGTTTCATAGATAAATGGTATGACGGTAAACATTATGCCGTAGTTTGTCGCAAATGTAAGCCTTTACTCTATGCCCAACTTATGAAGTTTCCTAATCCTTGGGAAAGAACAATTCCGCAAATACTTGCTTTAGGTGAATCAATTGCTGAGGCTTATGCTTATGAAAAAGATATGCAACTTAGAAAGGCTAAAAAATGAGCCTAGAAGGTATGCCGCTTATGTACACGCTACCTAATGAGTTTGCCGACGCTAACGAGTGTCCAGCGTGCGTTGGTATGGGCTATTGGCTCAAGTTTGATAATGACAATGGCGAGATTAAAGAAACCAAAGAAACCTGCGATCGTTGCTTAGGTAATGGTCTTTACAGACAAGAGATGAGAGAGACAGATGATGACAACAAGTGAGAAGCTAGACTCAATGGAGTCAATAATAGCTACAATGGTAGAAATGCAGCAGCAACAGTTAAACGCTTTGCTAGTGCTTAAACAGGCGTTGAAAGAGGTGGCTTGTGACTATTACGCCCAATGAACCAATAGAGATAATTCCTAGTCGTCCATATTATGACGATTGGAGTGATGATGATACAGACTGAATACGACCTATTTAACTACCTAAGAAACATAGTCCCTGATCTAACAGCCAGCCCTAATCCTTATTCAGTCTATGACTGCTGGTCTAAACGCTTTAATATGTATGTAGAGCTTAAATGCAGGCGCACCCATTACGACAAGCTGCTGATTGAATACTCTAAATATCAAAGATTGGTTACTACTGCCTTTCTTGGTAGATATGTGCCATACTATGTATGCTCAACACCAAACGGAGTATTTGCCTTTAATCTAATTAACCATAGCCCTGAGTGGGTGTCTGAGCTTATGCCAGCAACTACCTTCGGCAACCAAACCAAGATACCTAAAATGATTGGCTACCTACACACTAGCGAGGCTGAAAAGATATGGGAACTTCCGATTTTAAAATAAGTAGATGTGTATGCGGTGCGTGGCGACACGCCAATAGAACGTGTATGACTTGCTTAAACTTGACAAAGCATTACACTTCGCAGGCAGCGTTAGCGGCTCCACTAGCCAGGCAAAGCGTCCCGAAGGGCGCTCTATTGCCTAAGCAGAATTAAACGGTTGTACTTATGCTTGTGGATATGTTGATAACTATTGCTCTTTACTCACAAAAGCCTAGTATTGAACAACCCTTACCTGTGGATAAACGCATAGAACGGTATGTAAGTAGAAGCTATGATCGTACTAATGCCAATTGCGCTTTACGTATTGCATACAAAGAATCAAGATTTAACCAGTTCGCTTTATCTCGGGATAAGCGATACTGGGGTGTATTCCAATTGGGTCATACTCAATCCGATAATTGGTCAATGCGAAGGCAGCTTAGGTTGGTTGATAAATACATACACCATAGATACAAGAACTGGTGTAATGCTTGGCATCATCATCAGCGCCACAACTGGTACTAATGGCAACATACGATAAACGCTGGCGCAAAGTAAGACTCATAGTATTAAAGCGTGATGATTACTGCTGCTACTACTGCGGTGGTACAGCTACAACCGTAGATCACATACAACCCATATCAAAGGGTGGATCTATGCACGATGAACATAATCTAGTTGCTGCGTGCCTATCCTGTAATAGTGGCAAGAAAGACCGTGTAACGACCCCTGGGGCTTTTTTTAGGAGCAAAGGACACCCACGACCCCCAGATCGGAAG